GTTTGATTTTATTGATGGCGTTACTCACAAAAAGAAAGAATGGTCTGCTTGGACTGATATGGATCAAAAAACATTTAGTCCATTCATGACAAATCGATTCTTATCAATGCGTATGGAGCTGACGGAACTTATTAATGAGTTTCAAACATATACAATTGGATTATTACGTCCACAAGAAACTTATCGACTGTATTATGATTTATTGCCTACTAACAAAACATATGCAAAATACATAAAAGGCAAATCAGAAGATAAATTTGATAAAGCATTAGTTGCACAAATTGCAGAACATTATCAAATTAGTTTGTATGAAGCTGCAGATTATGTAGAATTAATGGATACGGTTGAATGTGAACGTATATTAACGTTATATGGATATAGCGATGGCGACAAGAAAAAATTATTAAAAGGAATCAAATGAGCAACATACATACACAATCACATTACAGAGGCAAGGATAGCCTTTATAAATTTGCTGAAGAGTGGGCATTAAACGCGTATGAATTTGATATCATTAAACGTGTTGTAAGATGTCGACATAAAGGTTCCTTTACGGAAGATTTAACAAAGACTCAAGACTTAATTGACATTTATCTACAAGAGCAACAACATAAATATATCAAGGTAACACCAGATTACCTAGATCTAGATGACCCCTTTATTTCTACAGATGTAATGCCGTTATAGGTTTGAATACGCAATAAAATTTTATATATTATATAAAAAAGTTATGGCAAATCATGTTTATACTCAATTAGACATTGAATTTATAAATCAGCAAGATACAGCAAAATTTTCGGAATGGATTGGACATACTCCGACTATTGAAAATACAACGTTTGGTGCACGCATTGAAGCATGTTGCAATATCATGTTAGATAATTTATATCCAGACAAACAAGATACCAATGCATACTACATTGAAAATTTAGGTGCTAAATGGATTTATTTTGATGATGTAGATCAGTCTGAAACTACTATGCATATTTCATGGACAACTGCATGGGACTTCCCGGATAAACTATTTTGGAAATTATCTGATTTTCTTCGTATTGAATACCCAGGTGCAAAAATACAAGGAACATTTGAAGATGAAGGATTTGGCTTTGTGGGTGCATGTGCATCAAATCAACAATCACGCAATATTGAATATTTTAATCCGGATGAAGAATTTTTCGAAGGCTCTGAATATAAAGATGAGGACGATTGTTTTACTGATGATTTTTATAATGATATAATTAACAAAAAACAAGAATTGTTAGATACATGCATTAACGATATTATTCCAACCATATGAAATCCGGAAATTATTTAGCTCCTATATATCGTTTATCAATACGCGATGCAGCAACCGTACCTAGAAAGATATCATATTCTCAATGGTCTATGTATGAACGATGCCCATTATCTTGGAAGTTAGCATACATTGATGGGTTAGCTCCATTCCAGGCATCGATTGACACATGTTTTGGAACAGCATTTCACGAAACATTTCAACACTTTCTAACGGTATTGTATACAGATTCAGTTAAGAAAGCAGAAAACATAAATTTTCAAGAAGTATTGACAAATAAACTTCGCGAAGAATATGCTCGATGTGTTGCAGAATCAGGAGGAGTTCATTTTTCAACTGCCTTGCAAATGGCAGAATATTTAGAAGATGGCGTTGCCATTTTTGATTGGTTTGCAAAAAGACGGTCACAATATTTTTCTAGCAAAAATTATGAACTAGTAGCAATTGAAATGGAACTATGTACGCCAGCATCAAAAGCAAATCCATCTGTATTTTGGTATGGGTTTATTGATGTTGTTATTAGACACGTTCCTACCGGCAACATTGAAATATATGATATAAAAACATCCCGACAAGGTTGGAACAAATATCAAAAAGCAGACAACCTAAAAGCAGCACAGCTAATTGCATATAAAAATTACTTTGCACAACAATTTGGTACGCCTATAGAAAAAATTGATGTTGAATTCTTTATTGTGAAACGAAAAATGATTGAAGAATCAATGTTTCCACAAAAGCGAGTGCAAAACTTCAAACCTGCATCAGGAACAGTGACACAACGCAAAGTACAAAAACAAATTGATGCATTTGTTGAATCATGTTTTGATTTGGACGGAAATCGCAATGCCGAAAAAAAATATATGGCAATATCAGGTAAAGGCGATAAAAATTGCAAGTATTGTGCATTCAAAACAGATTATGAAAATTGTCCTAAAGATGCTAGGATTCGTGAATAAAATTCATTATAATAATATATGTACAAGCACCAACATGTTTATGTTTATCAATTTGAAATGAATAATCATAGTACCTGGCCAGGCAAACATACATGCAACATGAATTATGTATTATGCACAAACATAACTGATCCAAATCACAAAGAAAATAAAACATTGTTGGAACATATGTTACGTACAATTTATGGGTTTATGCCAAAGTATGTTAAATTTTTATATGAAAAAAAATGACACAAATTGCAATAATTGGAAATACAGATTGGCAAAACAAACGCAAAGTACAACAAACACTTCAGGAACTAAAAAAACGATTTAAAGACGATTTAATAGTTGTTGGAGCTGGAGGTACAGAAGGAGCAAATAGTATGGTTAGAAAATATTCATTGGAGTTTGGAATACAATACAAAGAATACAATCCATCATTTTCAGGACGCAACATGTATTCAGCAATGCCTGATTCATATTATGGAAAGCCATATCATTTTTCTCAGTTGCATCATCGCATGAAACTTATTGCAGAACAATGTGATCATATGTTGATACTAACAAATGAAGATACATTAGACCCAGTATTAAAAACAGCATTCAACAACATAAATAAACTAAAAAAACCGGTTGTTATATTGGGTTGATATATTTATATAAAAGTTATAATAAAAAAAGGAATAGTTACAAATGGAATTACCAAAATTACAAAAGTTCGATCCGAACAAAACAGCAAAAAAGAAAATTTTATTATTAGGCGACGATTTTCGTTTGCCATCCGGTATCGGAACAATTAGCAAAGAAATTATTTTTAATACAGTTAAAGAGTTTGATTGGGTTCAATTAGGAGCCGCAATTAATCATCCTGATGCAGGACAAGCATTTGATTTGTCCCCGGAAATTGCCAAAGAAACAGGAGTTGAAGATGCATCGGTTAAACTTATTCCTTGGAATGGTTATGGCGATAGAAATATTCTTTTTGCAATCATCAATAGAGAACAACCAGACGCAATCCTACACTTTACAGATCCTCGTTATTGGACATGGTTATATGCAATCGAACATGAAATAAAAACGACATTCAATATTCCAATTACATATTATTCTATTTGGGATGATTTACCGTATCCTATGTGGAATGCTCCTTTTTACGGAAGCTGCGATATGATTATGGGAATAAGCAAACAATCAGATAATATACATAGAGAAGTTCTTAAACAAAACGGATTCGGGGTGATTAATTATGATGAATCAAACGATTTGCCAGCAACAAAAAAATGGAACTCTGTTTTAACCGGATATGTACCTCACGGATTGAATCATAACATGTTTAAACCATTAAATTCAGATGATGCTGGTTATATTGCAATGCACAAACAAATTAAAGACGCAAACAAATTTGATTTTGTTGTAATGTGGAATAATCGAAACATTAGAAGAAAACAACCAGGTGATGTTATTTTAGCATTCAAAACATTTGTAGATCAATTACCTGAAGAAAAACGTAGTCGAGTAGCATTATTAATGCATACACAACCAGTTGATGAAAATGGAACGGATCTTAAGGCTGTTTGGAAAGATATAGCTCCTAATTGTAAAATAATTTTTTCAGAACAAAAATTATCAACACCAGATCTTAATGCAATGTACAATGTTGCAGATGTAGTAATAAACATTGGGTCTAATGAAGGATGGGGACTTAGTTCAACTGAAGCAATGTTATCAGGTACACCGATTATTAACAATGTAACCGGAGGATTGCAGGATCAATGTGGATTTGAAGATGAAAACGGAGAATGGCTTCGATTCGATGGCGAATTTGCAACTAACCATGCCGGAAGATACAAGAAACATGGTATATGGGTTAAACCAGTATTTCCTAGCAATAGAAGTTTGCAAGGATCACCGCAAACACCATATATTTTTGATGACCGAGCAAAATATGAAGATGTTGCAGACGCAATTGCATATTGGTACGAACTTTCTCAAGAAAACCGTGCAGCGTGTGGGGTTGAAGGAAGAACATGGGCGTTAGCTAATGGGTTGACTGCAGAACAAATGGGCAACAAAATGATTGCAATGTATCGCGATTTATTTGCAATGAATCGAGAATTTAGACCGTTATACACTGTAACTAAAAC